ACTTGCCGTCTATAAAGAAAACATTGAAGATGCCTCTGGTTATCTTGACAAGGTATTAGCCTGTCCTGCTCAAAAGTGGAATCGCAAACCATTCGTCTCCGCAGATGAAATCAAAGAAGCGGTATTGGAAGAATTTGGCGAAGATGTATTAATTGAAGAAGCTGTTGAAGCACAGGATGCGGTTTACGAAACAGTCGTGGTTCAGGAGGCTGTTGAAGAAGAACTATGGGATGAAGGTGATGAATTACCCGAAGGCGTAGAAGCTGGTGATGTGAAAACAGAAGCACAGGAAGAAGAAACTGAAGAACAGTTGGTATCTAAACCGATTGAAGCAAAAGATGCGGTTTACGAAAAACAGTATTCAGTCTGGGATGAACTCTTTCCTGAAGACAATTCCCATAGACAAAAGGCGTTATACAATATGCCTGATGGTGATTTGAAAACTTGGATTGATGATTGGTGTGAAGTCAAGCGTGTAGAGATGCGACCTGAAGTCAAGTGGCAGAAGAAACGATTAGGATTGATTGCTGATGCTGAAGTAACGGCTGAATATTTACCTGAAGTTATTTCTACAAACGATGAAGGTGAACCGACTGGTATTAGTACAATGACCTATATCGGTATCCTACATAACGCAATCCAAGAATTATCAGCCAAGGTTGATGCTTTAGAAGGTACTTTATCAGAAGCTCCTGCTGAAGAGCCGGAAGAGGTAGTTGAAGATACTGTAGAAGATGCACCAGTTGAAGAAGCATCTGAAGAGGAAGTTGTAGAATCCGATAATGATGAGTCAGCTGAAGAGGAAACTGAAGCAGTAGAAGAATCAGCAGAGGAAACAGGATACCCTGATGGAGATCCATCAATGGTATGGAAAAAGGATGAATTAAAAGCATATATGGATGCCAATGAGATTGCTTATAATGCAGGTGATACTAAGCAAGACCTCTTGGATAAGATAGTTGCGGATGGTGGAGAATAATATGTTAGATACACTTCGTACAGAAACTATTGGAGTTAGTGGTTGGTGGCTATCTATAAGTGGATGGTTACCAGAATTAGTAAGCTTAAGTGTGGGAATCGCCACACTAGTGTACCTTATTATTAAAATAGGGAAAGAGCTAAAAAAATAGGGAGAAAGTATGCCTAAATCTGATAAAGGGGTGGTGAAGCGAATAATAGTAACACCTGACAAGCACTTCCCTTTACACGATCAGCATGCAATCAATTGTCTAAAGAAAACAATTGAAATAGTTAGACCAGATGCATATGTTGATTTAGGTGATGTAGGTGAGTTTCATTCATTTAGTGCGTGGAAGTTTAAACGCAAGAAGAAGCCACCTTTAGAATATTTAATTGATGATTTCACAAAGGATGTGAAAAATGTTAATAGTGGAATGGATATGATAGATGAGTCTTTAGATAAAGCAGGGTGTAAGGAGCTTTATATTACTGAAGGCAATCATGACAACTGGCTTAATAGGTCTGTTGAAATGTATCCATACCTACCCCAGTTCAAATTTGCCAATGCTGTAAAGTTAAAAGAAAGAGGGTATACGTACTACCCATTCGGTAAACCCCTTAAATTAGGGAAACTTTACTTCTATCACGGTCATCAATATGGTGGCCAGTATCATACTGCAAATCATCTTCGGAAGATGGGATGCAATGTAATGTACGGGCATTGGCATGATTTACAACACATGACAGCTACACATATGGATGGACCTAAAGCTGCATGGTCAATAGGATGCTTAAAGGATATGAAGCCTGAAGCAAATAGTTGGTTGGATAATAGGAATATAAACTGGGCACATGCTTTTGCCATAGTAGACTTTTTTAAAAAAGGTCTATTTACAGTACACATAATACAGATAATTAATGGCAAGACCTCATTGTGGGGTGAATTAATAGAAGGCTAAACTAAATAAAGGGAGATATAAATGAGTTTCTTATCAAATTACTGGGAATTTGTTGTAATTGGATTCTTGGTTATAGATAAAATCGTTGCACTTAGTCCATCTAAAATGGATGACTTACTATGGACTACGTTGAAGAAGATGCTAAAAAAAGCTGCTGGAAAATAGATAGTGTTCTATGGTACAATAATTAACTACATTTGGGAGAGGACGTATATGACTCCTCCTTGTTACGCTAGGCTCACATGCTCAGACGGTTCGCTTACTGTTATGTACTCCTCTCCCAGAAAGTTAGAAAAAGATGCCTAAGCAGATTTATAAGATAGTTCAGTTTCATGGAGGTTTGAATAATAATTCAGATCCTAGAGATATAGCTGATAGTGAGCTTTCTGCTGCTACTGATATAATGGTAGATGAGCTGGGTAAGATTAGGCTGATGGGTGGTACTGCAGCACAAGGTGCTGCTGCTAGAACAAATGCTATAACTCCAGGTTATGGATTGTTTCAATTTAGTCATGATAGGATTGATGGACATACAGCAGGTTCTGGAGTTGAAACTGGTGCTGATTATCTAGTATTTTCTGATTCTGATACTACTGGAGTTGTTTCTATCTACAGTGGAGAAGACACTACTTGGGGAAATCCTATAACTGGATTAACTGATAATACTTCTGGTACTGGACAAAGAAAAGATGTATTTTATAGTGTAGATGGGGCTTTAAGGGTATGTGATGCTGAGTTTAGAAATGATAATAATGTGAAGTGGTATGGATATATAAAAAGAACACATTTTGAGGGACTCACACCTGGTGGAGCTGCCGATGATTATAATAGTTGGGTTAGTAAGGATCAGTCAATAGCTGCTCCAACAAGAGGTTTATATTTTGGTCATACTGAACTTGTTCTTACTGGTCTAGACGGTGCTGGAGGTTCAGATGTAGATACTTTTATATGTACAGAAGCTACTGCATTTGATGGTATGTCTACTGAATTGAATAGAGGAGATTACATTGCTGTTAATACAACTGGAACTGGCGATGGTAAGGCTAGAATAATTACTTCACGAGCAAGTGATTCTACCATAGAAACAGATACTCTTGGTTCTGGTGACTATGTTAGTGATATAGTTATTATTGCACCATCTGCAGGTAAAGGATTTAATATATATCTTGCAGAGACTGGTACTTCTACATTAGGAAGTGGATGGACAGTAGGGGATTATGAAGTTGGAACAACCTTTATTTATGATAATAATCAGGAATCTTTGGTTTTTGAAAATGCTGGTTCAGATAATTCAAGTATTGCTGCCTCCGAAAGAATATTGGCTATCGGAGTATGTGCAACGTCTCCATATGATCCAAGAATTACAGGAGGTCGTGTTTATATAAGAATTTATGGGACAACTGATCCCTGGCAGTTTGTTGCAGAGATAAGCCTAAAATATGGTGTTAAAACAAGTATTGATGGCAGCTGGGATCCATGGGTTATTGCCGGAACTGGTAATGCTCATGATTTAACTTCTACTGGATCAGGAGCTGCTGCTAGTAATGCTTATCTTATGAATGTAAACCCAAAATATGGTTTTTCAAATTCACTACTTTTTAGTCCTAATGTAGAAACATATGAATCATTAAATGGATTCCCTCAAGATTTGGCTACTCTAGATGCTAGGTATAAAACTGCAGTTGTTGCTAATAGAAAGACATATATAGGTAATGTTAAAACTACTAATGAAGATGGAGAGGAAGTGGTATTAGGTGATGCTATGCTTAAATCTCCTGTTAATAAGTTTGATACATTTCCTATAACTAGAATAATTGAAGCTTCTATTAGAGATGGTGATGAGATAATTAAATTAGAAGAATATGCAGATAGAATATTACAGTTTAAAAAGAATAAGATGCATTTAATTAATATATCTCAAGAGGTAGAGTTCTTAGAAGATACATTTTTACATAAGGGAGTATCACATCCTGCTGCTACTTGTAAGACTGATTTTGGTATAGCATGGGTAAATAAACTTGGATGCTATCTGTATGATGGACAGAAGGTAACTAATTTACTTGAGAAGGAGGGTAGGCAGATAATAAAAGAGAGTGAATGGGATACATTTACTACTAATGAACCTATGATTGGATATATCCCAAAGAAAAGACAGCTTCTTATTGTAGATGATAATAGTATTACTGGTACTGGTAAGACATTTTTATATGATTTGGTAACACGATCTTGGGTTAAAGGAGCTGATACTACTATAACAAGTCAAGCTTTAACAAATTTTGTTGTAGATTGGAATGGTGATCTAGCATATGTTCATACTAGTAATACTGGTACTGTAGTTAAATGGGATGATGCTAGTGATATTCAAGCATCTGGTCATGTTCAAATATATACAAAAGATATAGATTTTGGACAACCTGGACAGAAAAAGACAGTATATAAAGTATATATAACATATAAAAGTAATGGAGCTACTAATATAAGAGTTCAGTATGATGATGATGGAGGTGATTTCTCTAGTCCGAAAAATTTTTCTTCTTCTTCTGTTCTTTTTGATAGTAATCTGGAATTAGAAGATACTTCTGGAGAATGGGGTGTAGCTGAATTAGTACCAGATACTCCTTCACAGTCTAGTAATATAAAATCATTTCGGTTACGTTTTTGGAATAATGGAAATACACCAGCTGACTTTGAAATTAATGATATATCAATAGTTTATAGATTAAAAGGTGTAAGATAAAATATGCCAATGACAAGACAAGAGAGAATTGCTGTACATAAGAAGCAGGAGAGATTGCAAGTTAAGGATGGTTTTCCTGCTGCTTCTGAATTGAAAGAAGGTGTGCCTATACTTAGATCTACATCTGAAGGTCTAGTAGAATATGTAAGGCATAATGGTATAGCGTATAAGAAAGAATTTACAAGAGTTGATGAAGGAGTATCTACTGAGTTTCAGTTAATGTCTAGTGGTAGTGGTAATTTAGTATCTGGAGCTAGTATAAATATTGAGGCTGGTGATGATATTAATATTGTAGCAGGAGGCGATACTACAATACATAAAATTATTACTTCCATAGATGCTGACACATATACAGCTCTCTCTATTGATCTTGATAAAACAGGGGCAAGTACAACTACTAATACCATAAATGGCTTATTGATTGATATGGATAATACGACTGCTACTTCTGGTTATAATATAATGAATGGAATTAAATGCACTCCAACTTTAACCCATGCTGCTGATGCTGGTATATCTTTTTTAAATGGCTTTATATTAACCTGTACAGGAAATAATGCAGGAAGTTCCCATGCAAGTATTAATACAGGAATGAGGTTAGAAACAACTGGGGCTGACCAGAATAATGGCATTCTTATGGTGAATGATGATACTGGAAAAGCTTATGATTTAAGAATTGGAAGTTCGGGAGACACGCCATTCGGCAGTCCAGCAGATTATTTTCAAATCTTAACTGTAGCTGCTGGTGCTACTACAATGTCTACTGTAGATGATGATGGAGCTGCTGCTCATTTAACTATTGTTGCTGATGGTCATGTTGAGTTTGATGGATGTGGGGTAGGGTTTGATAAAGAAACTGCAGCATTCGGTACATCACCTATAGATAGCGATGCAAATGACTCAACAGATGTTGATTTCAGGCTAGGCAATAAGTATGAGTTAACATTGACTGATGATATATCAGGTCTTAGTGAATTTATCAATCTTATATTTCCAGCTACTTCTGGTAACTTTATATTAGTATTAATACAAGGTGTAGCAGATTGTACAGTTGCAAGTGCAGGATGGATAGCATATCAATCTGATGGTAGTACTAAGGCTCTGAATAACGCAGGTAAT